GCAGGTTGCCCACCATAAGGCTGAATAGTAGTCATGTCAGACGCTCCTGGTTTGGCTCCTCCATACGCTGTAGGATTGCCAATCCCAAGTCCACCAAATCCACCTTGACTAAGTGCAGATGTAGGAACATTAAGGGTCATTCCCTTCCCATCCATCTTTACCTGGCCGCCTCCAGCAAGCATTTCCTTCAGCCACTTTTGATAATTCTGAGCAGATATGTTCTGTTGCACTGCTCCACCTAGTGCACCGCCCACTCCTTGAGGATCAAGTCCTTGACCAGCAGATGCAAGAAACTGCTGCATCATAGGGTTATTCATTAAATTTGTAAATTCTTCCCACATAGTTATTACCTCCTATTATTGACTTAAATATGCCGCTGCTCCACCTACTACAGCTCCAATTGCTGTACCCCATCCAGGCATGACCATAGACCCAGCCGCTGCACCAGCCATTGCCCCACCTAACACCGATGCACCAGAGCTCCCAGATGCTTTTGACCTAGTTACAGCCGTACCGCCTGCAGGAGCCGCCAGTAAGTTAGCCCCATACTGAAATACTTCAAGGTCCCAAAGAGCATCATTTTCATCTATCTCTGCATCTCTCGCAGCCTGTTCACTCTTAGCTACTATCTTAATCCTATTACTCTCCACAGACATCTGAGCATAATTCCCTAACCATGCATACTTCTGAGCAGTAAAGTTAATCATCTGCTCAGTACCCATTAAGTACAGTCGTTCAAATTCTGTACGAGTATGGACATTAGTTTTACTTACCTCTAAGTCTTTATTTAAGTTGGCCAGCGCAATTTGAACCTCTTTAGATAAATTCTCTTTAACCACGCCTATACCATAATCAATATTAATACCTCCAACTCTAACATCTTTATCCAAGTTCATTCTTGACACTTCAACATTCTTCAACATGTTAGACTTACTAATATCTAGGTCTTTACCTATATTTATCCTAGCTACTTCTACACCCTTAGTTAGGTTAGATTTGCTGATATCTAAATTTTTACCTATGTTTATCCTAGCCACTTCAACATTCTTTGTTAAGTTAGCTTTACTAACTTCTAAATTCTTCTCCATAATTGATATATTTACTTGGGCATCTTTTAGCATATTAGATTTACTAATATCTAAGTCCTTACCCATATTAGATACATTCACATCAGCATTCTTCAGTGCGGCTGCTACTCTTAAAGCCCCATTATGCTTAGCTACATCTCTAGCATTAAATGCATAGATAAGTGCCTCACCTAAAGGAAATGCAGATGATACTACAGCTCCAATATTCTGCATACCACGCCTAAAGCGAGGTAGGATTTTATCATCTATTTCATCGTCTAGTTGATCTGAAAATGCATCTACGTCAAGTATTATAGCTGCATCAGTTACACCATCTGCATCAATTACCGCATCAGCATCAGCTACTACTGCGTCAACTACAGCCACCGCATCACCTACTGTAGCATCTGCAACAGCAGTAGCATCACTTATGGAGGCGTCAACAACAGCTACTGCATCAACAACTGTCTCATCTCCAACAACAAGATCACCTCCAGGAAGTGTAGCATCTATTACCGATGTATCATCTATAGAAATACTGAACGGAGGTGGGGTGCCAGTCTTAATTGACACATACATATCTCGCCAATCTTTATCTGGGTCAACTTCATCTACAGCATTTCCAAAGGCTAGTACTATAGCCTCAAAAGATGATATATCTGTATCTGGGTCGTATGCAGCTAAGGCTGTCCAAGGGGAGCCTCCAAGAGCTGAGTTCATAACTGCGGTTATGTCAGATGATATAGATGTCCCAGCATGATCACATACTCCATCAAGCCAGTCACAGTGGATAAGTTCTACATAGTCTGGATATTCAACAGCGCCAGAACTCCCACCTCCACCTCCACCTTTGCACTCAGCAATAGGCCCATTGTAGATATAAGACTCCTCATACTCAACACAGAGAGTTTCTATATCTATTATACAATTAGTTATTATCTTCATCTTATGCTCCGTCAAGATCGTTTAAATTTTTAACAATCTTATTTACATCAAAAGATATAAATGTATAATCTGTATTAGCCCCTAATAACTTAGATAAGTTAATAATATAAGGTAATGATGAATATGCTATAACTCTACTACAGTATTTAGACTTGGCATACCCAGCTAAAATCTTCATTCCTTCAATCCAGCTTTGTTTATCTACATCTACATATCCATATAGGCAGTATATTAACAAGTTCCTTGTATTGCTTACATCATCATGTAGAAGTTCTGTAAGAACTATGCCTTCAAATTTAATACCTTCCTCTACTCGCTTATAAGAAGCCCATACATCTACTTTACCACTCAATGCAGACGCAAGCAATCTATTCATCTTATCTAAGTGGTCACCTACGATAGGTGGTAGAGATTCTTCTACAGCATACTTTATAACACTCCAGTGTTCTGCTACTTGTTCAGGTAGTAACTTAGTCAATATTATGATTGCCCCCTTAATGGCGGTGCATAGACACCTCTTATATTTCTTAAATCAGTCATCTTATATCTGACTTTCATACAGCCAATTCTAAAGTTGTCCTCTACAGATGTAAACCTTAGCCTAAACCTAAACATGTTACCTGCTACAGCAATAGCTGCACTTCCCATGTTGTTGATAGGTCTGTAGACTCCAGTATTAATAGTAGTTAAATTGTTAGCGTAGTCAATTCCAGCTTCAGCTCCAGCTACGTACATAGCATCTGTTTCAATACTCTGAGTGGTCTTCTGCCCTTTATACCCCATGTCGAAGATTTCAGTAGTTATCAATGGTAAATAGGTATCTATTGCATCTGGGAGCATATATAGACTATCAGATGTAATTCTCCATACTGCTGAAGGATGTTGAGGAACCTCAGTCATCCCATATGGAGATAGTAAGAAAGTCTTCGTACTATTACCGATGTAAAAGTTATTGTCAAAGTGGTCATATAACACTATGATGTCTCCATCGTCTGGATCTAACAGCTGCATATAGTGCCTATAGCCAAGTTTCTTTGGAGTTGCCTTTGTACCCTCAATTATAACTTTCCATACATTGTAGTCTGAATCTACAAATACATGCTCAGTTAAATTACCGCTTACTGCCCCTCTATTAACTAGTCCTATATCGACTACTTCAGAGAAGCTATATGTAGATACAGGATTATCAACTGGAGTTAATTGAGTAATACCTTTAGATGAATAACCCATCACTACATCGCCAAGACGCCTTACATGATATACATTGCCACCATAGGGACATCGCCTATACCCTGCCTCATTGCTGTCCTGAGGTACAAAGTTCATATAGCCTATCTTAGACCACACATAGAAAGTCTCATCACAGTCATACCATGCACTTGTAATTCCACCTCCTACTGCTTGCCCTTTGAAGTTGCATACAGTACGCATCATAGGTATAGTCGCAGTCGCTACTGACGATACCCATGAAGATGGTGGCGGAGGAGTTGTAATATTCCAGTATATCATCCTATACCCATTGGTAAGAAATACATACTCACCAAAGTCTGCTACTTCCATTAGGGTACCTGAGTTAGTTATGTCAACAAGATGTGTAACAGTAGCTAGACTATCCGATACTTGATATACCCTATCCCTATTATTTGCAGAGTCTCTGATGATAAGAAAGTTATATCCATCTCCAGCTATAAACTGTGGATAAGGCCACTCATATAATATTTCTAGGGCTATCGGAAGAGGGTTATCCCCAGCTGGAAATGTCTCCAGCCCAAACTTTCCACATCTAAATCCTAGACACTCATAGAGTACCTGAGTATTAAACGGAGTCATAAGTTCCGGAGTAAGCCCATTTTTAAAGGCTTCGTCTATAACTAATTCATACTCTCTCATATATACAAGTCTCCTCTTCCACTGGTTGATCTTCCTTATCTATTTCTATATGTTCCTCTAACTGAGGCTTGGAACAGGATAGTCACCTACACGTATTATTCTTCAAGCATATCATGTTCAAGTTCCTCTACCAAGAACCCTTTAGTAGTTACATCTGATATAGAAGGAACCCAGAGAAATGCTACCCAGACTTCAGTAATTTTCTCCTCTTCATTAGGCAGAAGATGTATCGTTAAACAGTCACCTGATACAATATTCATATTAGGATTGACTACCACCTGCCGCTTTTCTACTACATAACCTACTGAATGTGAAGACTCTTCATTTGCTATGTTGAGGCCTATAGATATAGGTTCCTTAGGTTTCTTACCAAGTCTTAATACCCCCTTCTGGATCACTCCATCACAGGGGAACATATAACGTAGGATAGGTCCTCTAACATCTTCCCCAAAAGTGGCGTTAGATATTGGATAAGGTGTAATCATCGCAGCTTTTTTTGTATTTGACCTTCTGGCTACTCTAGTGACTACAAGTTCAAGTTGACTTAACCTATCACCAATAGATTTTGATTTATCAAATAGTTCTCTATTCTTCATATCATCCCTCCATCTGATCGATTTCGGCAATAGCCTCTTCTACTAAGTCAAATCCAAGTTGCTGTATCTCAGTTTGTATAGAGGTAGTCCAGTCATTTACTCCTTGAGTATTTCTATTGACTACCTCTATCTGCCTCATAGCAGACATATACAATAGCATTGGATGGATAGCAGACCAATAATTCTCATCAGCATTATCAACTAGCTCAGCTGAGTAAAAGAGCCCATTAATAGTTACAACTAGATCTTCGCTTGTAGGTACATTTAATAGTATAGCATTATACTCATAACCGTCGAGGACTATAACATCAGTCCAGGGGGCAAAGGATGCAATATATGCAGGACTGGAATCCTCAGGGATAAATCTAGTTATACATGGGGAGTAGTATAATGGAGTACCTGAACTACGAGCTGTTGGAAGAGCTGTCATATAGCCAGCTACAAGATCCTGTAACCGTTTCTTATCTAACTGCCATCTTTCTGTAGCAGATGCTACCCAAACCTCTTTAATAGCTCTACAATGAGGGAATGAAGTACTCCATGCATCTGTTAGGATAGCCCTATAACAAGATGCCCAAGTTTTCTGATTATCATCTAAGCGATCTAGATACTTACGACCTTCGTTGATGAAGAAGTCAGCACCATTATCTGAGAAGTCCGCATTAACAAGATCATACCGCCCAGATAAATTTCTAAATAGTGTACGTAGTTCAAGTAAAGTCATGACTACCTCTTATATTAGATCGTTTTATATTTAAACGGTCTGTGAGAATAGGTAAGGAGGAAGAGAATCCCTATTCCCACAGCCGTTATTGGCCTAGGAGGTTAGCTGTTATAATGAGTTATCCAGGCCAACTCCATTAAGCACCGCACACTTCTGCGGAAGCCCAAATTCAAGCCCACATTCAGTCAGGAACTCCTCATTAGTCCCATCCACTCGACGCTGTCCATATCCCTCAGAGTGAGTCTTGCTAGAGTTCTCACCATAGAAGTTAGTATCATCTATGTACTTATATGTGAGCTCTTTAGGCTCCAACAAGATGCCCATATTCCGAGTTGTAGCATCGTAGCTAAACAACGGATGAGTCTTCAGATGGACCTTACCAAATGGGGTAAGCCAGGTTACTATCTCAAGACCATAGTCTTTTTGACCAGCTGATATATTAATCACTCCACTATTACTTGCTAAGGCATCTATACCAAGCAAGAACCCTGATCCACAGAGACAGAGCTTCTCATTAGCCCCATACCTGAATATCTGCTCAAGGAGATTTTTAAGCCATACTTCTCCACTGGCTAACCAGGTCTGCCCAGCATAAGTGGCATTTAGGGTAAAGTCATCACAGTTAGCCGGAGCATACTCACGGATGTAGTTTACTGCACCCATAGTAGTACGTTCAGGCTTTCCATTATCTCCGATATTCTCAGTCCGGATTCCCCAGAGAAACGCAAGTTCCATTTCCCATGAGTGCATCTCAAGAGCTTCGGATTTTGCTTTCTGATATTGATCACCAGTGCGAAGCTTTGTCTTTCGAGCAGTTCGAGTAATGGAAAGAGGAGTCCGAAAGATCTGAGTATAGTTAAATACCTTGACAGGATTAAGAGCAATCGCATCAGGCATTTCACCACCCTCAGGGTTAATGTTACCGATGATCTTAAAATTATCACAATCGGTAAGATCATGATCATCAGAGTTATTGTCAGCCTCAAGCAGCTTAACAGCGAGCACAGAGTTGGTAGTACCTCTTGTAACTCCTGTTACCTTTCCGACTACGTCTACACGATAGTCGTCTGCATCTCGAAGAAGAATCTGATGCCCCTCACGAATACGGTTAGCGAGCAGAGTAGTAACTTGGACATAGATTACCTGTCCTATTACTCCACCACCTCCATATGCAACGGAGAGATCAGGAAAGTCATATATACCACCTACTGCTCCATTAACAGCAGACTGTTCCTGAGTCCACCATTGAAACTGAGGATCGTCTACCGATTCAGAACTCATCATAGACATTATCGCCGTAAGAGGAGCCATACCATTAGGATACAGATAAAGTATCTGTTCCCGCCAATTCATAGGTCTCTGGTCAGCTACCCAGTCACCGTTTCCACGCATACCTAAGAACATATCTATTACCTCCAGTTATGTGAAGATCGTTTAAAAATTAAATGATCTGTTAATTGTTAAAGCTGCTGTATAGTCTGGCCATATGTACCAGCTACACCACCTACATACCAGCACAGTCCATCACTATAGGTTAGAATCCGGTCACATTTATCATTGAGTACTATATCACCAAGCCAACATTCAGAATCGTCTTTGTCTTTGATCGTAATAGTATTTATGGCATCTGCAGCACGGGCTACAATTGAGTACCAGCGGCCTTTCGCCTCAGCGACAGGCGGAAGTGTGACAGTTATAGGACCACTAACTGCATCAGCACTAGGCCGAACCACATAGTCGTAAGTTGTCATCTGGATGTTCCCATTAGGGTCGATGAACTTATCAACTACCTCTTTGTCATGTTGAGCAAATCTATCTTCAAGCATTATCTATTACCTCCCAATAACTTTGTTCATTTCAGCAATATCACTTTCGATACCGCCTGTGTTAGGTTTCTGTTCACTGGGCCTAGGACCACCTATTTTAGATGGAAGTCTAGGCAACTTCTTATCAGTTGGCTTTCCTGCGGCTTTCTGCTGTAGTTCAAGCCGTTTACGTACTTCAGGAGCTACTTTCTTAAGTACATCAGCGTACGGCTTCCCTGGGTTTTGAGCAGCTATGTCTTCAAATACTACTGCCACCACCTTCTTAAATGGTGATAAGTCAGGATTGGCTTTGTAAAACTGCTCACTTGTCTGTTTCAACTCAGACATTACGTTAATGTTAGTCTTTACAATGTCAGGGATAGATCGCAGAACTTCTTCAACGATAGTCTTCCTGGCGTTGTTGATCCCCTCTGTATACACCTTATTTAATAAGTTATTAAATGCTTCTTTATCATTGTAGATATATTCGAGGTCAAGCTCACCTACGAAGTCCTGCGGGTCAATAGTTATAGGTTCAAATTTAGACTTTGGTTTAACTTCTGGTTCAGGTTCAACTTTACTACCTTCGAGCTTGCTTATCTTATCTCTAAGGTCATTGATAATAGAGTCTTTGTCCTCCTCCTGATTATCCTCAAGCTCCTCAAGCTCCTCAGATTCTTTAACCTCTTCTTCCTCTATTACAGGTTCATCAACAATCTCATCAGTTGAGTTTTCATCTTCAGCTACTTCCTCAACTACTTCTTCAGACTCCTTAATATCTGTAGAAGTATCTCTACCCCCTTCAAAAGTACTTAGCATAGCACTAATCTCATCTTTTACACTCATCTTGCTAACCTCCAGTTTGTTAAATTTTTGAACGATCTTGCTGATCCTTCTCTACACTTTTATCCTCTAACATATTCAAGAACATATCTAACATATTTTCTATATAAAATATAGCCTTCTTCCTCCCATTTATATCTCCCATGTGGAGAAGTACAGATGCAGTAGATGGATTATTATCAGCCGCATCTTCAACTATTGAATCCATCTCTTGCTGCATCCCATCCTTCCACTCTTTAAGATCTGCTAACATATCGGCCCAGAGTATAGACTCTTTAAATTCTTCTATCTGATTCTTAGTTGCTCTAATATCCATTAGTCTACCCCTATTGGAATTAAGTTTCCAGCTTCAGCTTGCCTAGCTACTTACTCATCAGGCATTGTTTGAGGCTGAATCTGATTCACATTACGCTTGAAGTCTTCAACATTTTTAGCCCCAAGCTGACTGGCTATATACATAAATATCCTTGTGATATCAAACTGTTGCATCAACTCAGGGGTAGTCCCTATAGTTTGAAACATCTGTAGCCAAGCATTAGAGAAGTTTCCGCCAGGGATTGATCCATCTCGGACAATTAAGTCATAGTTGACAATAAGAGATTGTGCATCTATCTTAGCATAATCTTTTTTTCCAAACGTCTTCTGTAACTGCTCTGCATGCCGACCTACTATCTTTGCATGGGTATCTTGACTCATATACTGCTGAGTATGTACAGCAAACATATTACCTACATCCTGCATAAACTGAGAACTAATGATCATAGCCAGACGTTGAAGTCTACTAATTGCACTACCTCTTGTACCTTGAAATTCAGCTCCAGTTAACCGCTCAGGGCCTCCTTGCCTCAAAGCACCCTGCATAGATTGATCAGCACCGCTAATACGATCCATCCACTGTGTGATGTAGGCACTATCACTTATATTCAACCTGGTAATGTCATTAACAGCTAGTTGTTGTACAGCTTTGTCAACACCTCTTCCCCATGCAGGTTTACGTAATCTAATTAACTTTCCAGGTTGCGGATCTTTTAAATCCTCTATATTTACAAGATAAGGATCAACTACTAACATGTCGTTAATAGCTTTACGTACATTACTTATGTGTGAGTTGAATAAAAAGTCTAATGTATGCTGTAGACCATAAAGCACTTCCATTCT